AAATCGTTGGCGATTACTACGCCGACAGCGTGCAAGAAATTTGTGAGGCATTCCCTCACCTGGAAGAAAAAATAAATGCTTGCTTGAACTAAATAAACCAATTCCGGGCGGGGCTTTCCCGCCTGTTTTTTCTAAATATTGGAGGGTTGTAAAATGATAACAATTAAAAAAGCTACTCAATCGCAGACGATCACCGCCATAAAAAGCGGTGATTTCTCCGCAGTTGATACAATAAACGAAAAAGCCAGAAAAGAAGCAACTGAAATTTTCATGGCTGTTGCTGGTGGCGTTATTAAATTAGCTTATTGGGATATGTCCTCGGTAAAGCGCCGGGATGGTAAAAAGTCTATAATGCGGTATGCACTGCACAGATCAACGAAAAAAGAGAACTGCTTACAACTGTCCTGTATGGAGCTTATCGAGGATGAGATCATCCCCACAAGCGACAGACAATTTAATATTAAAGATGATTACGACCGCCGGGAATTTTTCCGCAGTCTTCCAACTGTTACAAAAATGACTTTTAAATAATAGGGCGCGTCTTTTTATATCCTGGCTCCCAGGGTGAAGGGAAGAAAGAAAAAATATGTGGAATATTTTAAGTAAAATAGATAATTTTGTACTTGTTGAAAGTAAAAAAGAGCCTGGTTTCTATGCTTTTGGTGCTAAATGCCATTTATGCGATGTATGGGGTTTCCCTGTTAATCAGTGCGGCAACGCTTCAGAAGTATCAGAAGAATTAAAAAGGCAAATGAAAGAAGTTGATTTCGACAATGAAAAAATGATAAAAATAGAAAAATGCTTTTTGAAAATATTAGAATGCTGATAAAAATTTTCTACCGCCTACCAGTTCCCAGGCTGGCGGCACGTTCACGGCGTGCAGGCGGTTTTTTGGCGTTCAGCCAGTAGCGCCTTGACAATCCAATACCAGGAGTCAACAAATAAGCAAACTATTTAAGCTGTAAATGGATTTTTATGCAGTTAATGGGGATTTGTGCCACTATTGCATTATAAGCCGTTTATGAGCCTTTAAAACGCTTTATATAGTTTATTGACTGGCTGCGGCTATAGATGTATAATAGCCTTGTATAGCTATGTGTGGCTATGCTTTATTTGCGTACCGTGTAAATTGGTGCATTTTGTCCGCTTATGTGGTGTGACTTATCCAGGCTTCTCGGTGATCTGTCGCAGTTGACCGGGCTATATATCAATTAGGGCTATACAACTATATTGTGATATGCTTGTATAACGCCGTATTTGTCATTTTAAGGCGTTTTATAATCGCAGTCAATAAAGTATAGGCTAAATACGTTACAAGCCATTTAAGGCTTATTTTGCAAGAGTATTATTGTGTTTTTAATCACTGCATTATATGCCATTTGCTGTTATGATCTATTATCTGTGGGCTGTTGGTTCTGATCTGCCAGGGCTACGGCTGGCTTCGCTGGTGTCTGGCATCGTCACGACTTCATCAGATCGGCGCGGTATCAGTTCCCGGTGCTGTCCCTGGTTGATTTGTGGTAATAAATAACCGTAGCTGTTAAAGGCTTCAATAGTTGCAACTAACTTGTGGATGATTCCTAAATTCTAACATTATTTTGGAAGCCGAAAATCAAGGAAATCCAGAAAAAAGTGGCAACCAGAAAAATTCTCGCATTTTCTAGTTACCACTTAAATTTTAATTTTGCACAAATATTTCTATAGCGTAAAGTTCTGATTGATTCAAAATTCACAATTTATTTAATCCTTCTTTCTTCCGTGTTCCATATCTTCTGTGAGATGATTTCTCTAAACGTTCCGTCCTCTTCATTTGGGACTTTGAAAGTTTTTTCTTTCTCTGGTAATTGTCAGTTGTTGTTCCCATTCATACCCTCCTTGTTAATTTTCTGATTCCTGGTTTCAAAGTTTATAATTTCCGTGTCTGTTTCCAATTCTTCCGGGATTCTTCCAACAATGATAACTCGAAGTGGCTTCAATCTGCGTTCCATTTCCTTGAAACCAACGCAAAATTCCAACCGTGCTGCCTTGCTCTTTACTCTTCCATTGGTGCAACAGGCAACTGTGCTTCCCTCTGGCAGTCCATCAAAACACCAATCCCAACAGTATTCTGGTAATATGTTTACGTTCGGAATTACTGGAATATCATTCAAGATCATGTAGTGAGACAATGCATGATTGCGGTATTTATTCCACAGGCACATAGCTAACGGCATTCCATTCTTGCCAACCGATATGCTGAAATCTGGCATAATGACTGCATGAAAACATTTTAAATGCTCCATATACTTGTCTGGCTGATTCCACAATCTTTGAAACTGTACATCGTCCACATAGAAATTCACATCAAGTTCCTTGTGGTTCTTAATCTTTCTGCTGAAGCTCTCCGCAAAGTCTACAGTATCTTTCCCTGGATGGATAAAAGTCTTTGGAATTTTCGGGATTCCGTACTTTCCTTCAAGGTCTGCATCAGTGATTAAAAACTCTTTCATTACGTCATAAGCTGTATGTATCATTGATTCCACTCCCATTTTTTTCTCTTATAGTGCTAAAAGGTACTTATATTTGAAAAATACCATATCTTGTGTCTTAATGCAAGTTTTCCTACTAAATATCTTGTGTTGTTCTGAATGTAGAGTTAAAATCATATCGTCAGAACAACGCAAAGGAAATCCCCATTTTTCAAGGTTTCCAGACCTCAATTGAAATGTTAGTGTTGCACATGTAGCCGCCAACGGTTCCACGGTAATTTTTTCAAAAAGTTCATTGACAATCTGCCTGTTAATGTCTTTTGAAGTAACACCCTTAAACTTTTCTAACTGTTCTTTAATAGCACTTAATTGTATTTCTACTGGCTCTGGACTTTTGGTATTTTGGATTTCTAGAATATGGCTCTCAATCTGCTTTATCTGCTTCACGTATTCTTTATTTCTTGAAATAAATTCATCATCAGATATTTTTCCATCCAGATTATATTCCAGTATTTTTTCACGTTTTTGTTTTAACAGATCAATCTGTTTTTCAAGTCGTGAGATTTCGTTTTTATTGTCTGGAATGTTTTTAATCGAGGACTGCAAAATTTCAAAATATTCCTCCAAAATGCTATCAATGTTTTCAGAAGATTTATTTATTAATTCTGCGATTACTTCTTTCAGTTCTGATTCTGCCAGTCCAAATGAATCACATGAAGCTGCTCCGTTTTTTATCTTATAACTACATACCCATCGAACATCTTCTTTTCCTCGAATATAATGTTGCTTCATCCAGTATGGTGCTCCGTCGTTAGCGCAGAAAAGTTTTCCAGTGAAAATATTTTCACTCTTAAAAGAGGTTTTTCTTGATTTTATAGCTTCTCCGCGCTCCCTTAAATACGCATTTGCCTTTTCCCAGGTAGTTTCATCAATGATCTGCGGTACTCTGGAACCATCATCCTTAAACATTATCCATTCTGACTGTGGAAGAAATTCTTGTTTCTTTGTGAACATATCGACAACCTTTACTTTTCCTCCGCAATAGTATCCTTTGTATTTTGGATTTCGAATAATATTTTTTATGACATCCCGGTTAATTTTACCGCCTTTGAAACTTCTGTATCCCATATCCCAGAGTTTTTTTTCTATTCTTGGTGTAGATATTCCGGAAGCATAATCTTGAAAAATAATTCGAATCATGTCTGCTTCTTCTGGAATCAGTTCAAGCTTCCCTTTATTATTTGAATATCCATACATTCTGTGTCCGAGAACAACACCATTTTTGATTGACTGTGCGTGTCCAAATTTTACTCTTGAAGAAAGCTTGCGGATTTCGTCCTGTGCTACCCCGGCCATAATAGTAAGCCTGAACTCACTATCATCATCAATAGTGTTAATTCCATCATTTTGAAACCACACGCATACGCCGTAAGACAACAATTCCCTGGTATATTGGATGCTGTCAAGAGTGTTTCGCGCAAATCTCGAAATTTCTTTTGTGATAATCATGTCAATTTTTCCAAGCTTTGCATCTTTGAGCATTCTTTGGAATTCTTCTCTTTTATCTGCGTGCATTCCGGAAATACCATCATCAATGTAAGAACCTGCAAACTTCCATCTGTTGTTAGAACGTATCAGCTCTTCGAAATGTTCCTCCTGGTGTTTAATGGATGCTTGCTGTTCAACTTTTTCCGTAGAAACCCTGGCATAATAAGCAACATTTAGTTCAATGTCGTAAATAGAACAACTCCTTAATTTTTCTCTGACATAATAAATATTCATAGTGCATTTCTCCCTCAATATACAGGGAGTGGAATCATATAAAGTATAACACTTCACATAACTCCACTCAATACATTTTGTTACTTTCTAATGCTAATTTCAGCTTTTATTTTGTCCCTTGTTTTCTCATCTATCAGACCAAGTGAGAACATTCTTTCATTTATGGCATACAATATAGCTTTTTCCATTAAATGTCCCTCCAAGTAATTATCTAATTTTTTACGTTGTTTTCCTTTATCTTTTGTATGCCCTATAATTTCCTAAGCTATTCTCTTTTTAATGATTCTACGCAATTTTTAGTGCACAATTATCACATTTTACAACAAATCAAAGATATTGACCTGTCCGTCAATCTGAGTTTCTTCCAGATTGTAAAATTTACAAGCTATATAATCTGGTTTCCAGTCAATTTCCAGTTCGTATTGCAAACACTGCGGATGCTTGCCTCCGCGGAAGAATCTGCAATCTGAACAGGTATGCTGATAAGCTGTACCACCAGACCGCTTATACATTTCGCTTATCTTCCTCATAGAATCACTCGCTTTACTCTTGAATTTCCTCTCGCTTTCTTTTTGAAGATACCATTTTTAACACAATCCCTCGGATCACATCCTCTGCTATGTTCTTCGATCAAGATATAATCACAGGTTGCATTTGTACTCCATGCATTTTCACTCTTGCTGTAATAGTCGCATTTCGAGCATTGTCTCCGCTTTAGGCCTATAATTTCAGTGCTTTTTAATTCTCTCCATGGTTTTCTATCTGGCATTTTTCCACACCTCCCAATCTGGCAGAATCTATAATTTTTAAAAGGTCTGGGCTTAGTTTTCTTCGTTCTTGTTCTCTCTGTACTTCTGCCCGGTAAGTCCTTTGAAAGTTGGACTGAACTACACTCCACCATGTACCATCCACATTTTCAGATACCGCCCATTCTCTAAGCTGTGCCGGGCTTGATACTGCTTTCTGGATGATTTTTGGGAGTTTATCAAACTCTGCTTCTGCATTATATGTAGAATTTTGAATGGCCTTGCATACCTTTTCCCATGCTTCCGTTTCATTCAGCTCTTCTTTTTGTGGCTGAAGGCTCTGCGCGCATTGCCGTAATGCAGCTATTGTAGGTTCTTTCCATTCAGTCTGCATATATTTCTTCAAGCCAAAACTTAAAAGCTTGTAATCTATGTCTTTCAAAAGTCCATACCATGTATCAAAAGCATTCTGATCTGGCAGAAATGATGGAGAAGTGTACACAGCTTTCATTGCCTTTACCAGTACCGCCCATTCTTCCCTTGTCATACCCAATTATCTACCTCGCTTACCCTGTTTTGAATTTTCTCCATGTAGCTGCACGGTCTATTCGTAGACTTGTCTGCGTATTGCCCTTCAAATACTTTTGCGAAATTTCCAGGCTTTAAGAACCAGTCAAACGTAACCATCCAGCCATTTTTATTTTGCCCTTGTAGGAATGTGCTGCGTCGAATATTTTCAATCGCTTCCAGAATATCTTCAACACAGTTCTGACGGATTCTAGCTTTCACTGCCTGTTCTCGTTTTGGTGTCATTCTTTTTACAGGAGTAATGCCGAATTCTTCCAGAGTATTCCATTCATCAATGATTCGTTGGACGTCAGTCTGACGAATAGTATCTAAAGATACTATTAAATCATTCTCTTCTTCTATTTCTTTTTCTTTATTATCTAATTCTTTATTATCTAGTTCTTTATTATATACTTCTGCCGAGCTAACGTTAGTTTTACTGTTAACTTTACCGTAAAGTTTACTGTTAGTTTTACACTCTATTTTGTCTTTCTGCTTTTTTCGATATTCTTGCATATAGTTTCGCATATATTGGCTTTTTTGCTCAATTTTATCAAGATTTTGATATTTTCCCCAGTTCGGAATTGTGTAAACACCGGAAACAATTTCAATCATTCCGTAGTTTTCAAATGTTTTTAACGCTAATCGAACTGTATTAATGTCTCTTCTAAATACTGTTGCCAACATTTCATCTGTATATGCAATTTTATCGTTTAAAATAAAAACACCACTGTTGTTATTTTTCCCGGCTAAGCATAATAATTTGAACCATATTACGATAATGCTGTCTGCACTTGGCAAATTTTCAATCAGCATTATTTTTTCATCGTCGAAAATATCTGAACATATTTTTATCCATTTTACATCGCTTGCCAATTCTAAAATTCCTTTCTCCAATTCCTGGATTTTTCAAAAGTGTTTATCTCAATTCAACTTCAATTCCATTGATTTTCAGTTCTCCATTTACTGGAATCACAAGGGATGGAACACCGTTTATTTCTTTCAGTTCAATCAGAGCAATTTTATCCGGCTGAATGCAGATTGTTGCATCTGATGTTAAAATTTTTGCAGTTTTTGAATTATGGATATTGTCAAGGGAAACAGGCTCATTACTGAAATACATTTCCCAGTTTTCTTTGAAATCCGACAACTTCTTGTATGGAACTCCGCAATATCCAAAAATCTGTTCCATTTCGTCACATGATACAGTTATCATCTCTGGGCTGTCTTTCTTCTGTTCTCTTACTTCCTGCAAAGATTCAATCAGACTTTCCGTGAAATTGAATGTTGTATTTCCTTCGAAATTGTCCATGATAAAATCTGAAAAGACATTGATCTCATTGCCGGGTATACGTGGAATTGGTGCGCCAAGAACATTTTCGATGAAGTCTGGATGAATATTCTTTGTGTTTTTGTTGAAATACAAGGTTCCATGAATATCAGTGCTTCTGTCATTAAATACCGGGAATAAGAATCCTGTTTCTGGTCTTGAGACTACCCAATCACGAATACGATCTTTGATGTTATTTTCAGCTACATCATAGCTAAGCCCAGCCTTTGAAAGATTCACCGGGCAAATGCTGCACAGAATGTGTTCATAAATTTCTTCTGATGCATCGTGCATTTCGGTTCCATCAGAAGCTTTTCCGGGAATGTCATATACTGCATGAATGAGAACTATGTAGTAATTTTCGTTATAATCGTAATTTTCAATCACTTTGTCGTAGAACTCGTCCAAAAGCTCATCATCTTTAAGTTTACTTGCTCTGATCCGCATAAGAAATTCCTGTGTTCCGCCTTCTTTTTCCTGTACTAATGGAAAATCAAGGTTCATAAGGTTCTTTCCAAGTCTGCCAGACATGGTTTTCTTGAAAATGTCAAAATACTTAAACATTTCTTCCTCTGGAAGAGACAGGAATGCTTCTTTAATTTTGGTTTTCTTATTCTTTTCCGCATCCACATAACAACCACAAATGCGTGTAATAGAACAATTTGCTGGTGTAAACTGTTTCTTGATCTCTGCGATTTCTTTCTTATTCATTTTTTTCCATCCTTTCTGCTTCTCTCTCCTGTTTCTTCTCAATCCACTTATTAATTTTCTCATCGGATATCATGTACATTTGCTTTAGCATTTCGATGCAGATCAACACATCTGCAATTTCTTCTATCATGTTATCACGGTTGATTTTTCCACGCTTTGCCTTGCTGATTGCTTGGATAAGTTCTGCGCATTCTTCCATGCAGACAGTTGACTGAATTTCTTCTCCGTAATTGTCAACGCTTCTATCAATAATGCTTTCGTTAATGTTATATGTCATTTTCTTTGCTCCAATCTAATTTCTGGCCGCATCTGGTACAGTATTTACTAACAATGCCTACGCTTTGTTTACAGCTCGGACAATTACCATAAGCACCAACTTTTATTTTTTTACGTTCTCCAAAGTCCATGTACATTTCACTTAAGTTGTCTACTTC